TTCACTACTCAAGATTTAGCCTTGAGTATGGACATGTTTAAAAAGCGCGTGTTGCGCCCACAAATCGCAGCGGTTGCAAACCGTATCGATTCGGATACCGCACAATATGCTTTCCTAAATACCGCCACCACGTTGGGACAATTTGGAACTAGCCCGGCTAGCTACAAAATTTTCTCCGACGCGCGCGCGTATCTGGCAGCGGAAGCTTGTCCTACGGAAGGGGAAAAGAATTGCGTGCTAGACCCGGTGAGCATGTCGGCGGCAACCGATGCCATTAAGGGCTTGTTTAATCCGCAAGCGCAGATTGGCGACTATGTAGAAAAGGGTTTGATTGCGCGCCAGTTCGCCGGGCTTGATTGGTGGGAAGATCAAAACATTCCGACCTTCCAAACCGGGATCCAGGGTGGCGCGCCCACCGTTACCGCGACGCCAACCGGCACCGCGCTAATTAGCACCGGTTGGGTACAGCAAGGCACGCTATCGACTGGCGGTTGGACCGCAAGCACGGGCGTTATCAAAGTCGGCGACACCATCCAAATTGCTGGCGTCTTTCCCGTGAATCCGCAAAACCGTTTGCAATACGGCAAGATCCTTAAACAATTCGTGGTGTTGCCGCCCGGTGGCTTTGTCACCCCGGCGAATGGCGCAGCTTCCCCCGGTCTTACCTTCGGCGCTGCAACGCTGGCTAATGGAACGTTCACCCCGGCAACGGGCGTGTATACCTCCACCGCTGGCGGCTTGCTCACGCTTACGATTGGTGAGGGCGTGATAAGCGGCGGGCAGTTCCAGAACGTGACGGCGGCACCGGCTGCAAACGCGGTGATTACTGTCAACGGTGGAACGGGTAACGCGAACGTCACAAGCCCGCAAGGCTTGGTGTTCCACAAATATGCTTACGCATTAGCGTTTGCAGATTTGCCGTTGCCGCAAGGGGTTGAAATGGCGGTGCGCGCTTACGATGACGAGGACGTGGGTATGTCAATCCGTTGTGTAACACAGTACACAATTAACAACGACAGTGAGCCCACGCGCGCCGACGTACTCTATGGCCCCGCCTCTTTGTATCGCTCGCTCGGCATTCGCATAGCCGGTTAATAGGAGTCAATTAAAATGCCCACTGTAAATCCAGGACCGGCTATCACTGGCAACGTTAACGCCGTTGCCGGTTATGTGCCGGTCAATACTCAAACCAGTTCAACGCCAGTTCTTACCAATGCGCTTAGGCTCATTTGTGAAGCTCGCGCCATGTCGGTCGGCGTCGTTGGCGACGCGGCCGCTATGCCGCTTATCGACGTAGGTACCTACGTGGTGCAAGCCATCCTTGTAGGTAACGCCGTAGGCGGCTCGGCGGCAGCGGCGAGCATTTCCTTGAATTCCGGCCCTAATGTCACGGGGACGCAATTCAAGGCGCCCGCCGTGCTAGCCGGTGTCACTGGCCCCACCACGGCAGTAGCGCAAACCGTCACAAGCGGCACCGTCATTAATACGTCACAAGTAATGTATGTAAACGTCGCCGTTGTTGCGGCGGGCGTTACCGTTGACGTGTTTGTGTACGGCTACGATACAACCTAAACGCGAAACGTCTTTCGCCCTTCAAGGCCCCTTTCGGGGGCCTTTTTTTTAAGGAGTTTTTCGTATGCCCGCTACACGATTAGCCACGGGTAACCCGCTCTTCGACACCCTTATTTATATTCCCGCCGTCGCCGTTCCAAACCTTCCCGCATCCAGCACCGCGCAGCAAACCGTCACCATTTCCGGCATTAACGTTGGCGATTTATTTTCGTGGAACCAGCAAAGCAACGTCGCCGGGATCGCAATCGAGAACATCCAAGCCACGGGACCTAATACAACGGTTTGGACGTGGAGCAATGCGACTATTGCGGCAATCAACGGCACGCCCGCGCAACCGGTTTTGCTTGAAGTTGTGCGCGCCGAAAATGTCGTTGACGGTGGTTTAGCCGCTCTACCTTCGTTCATTTTTTAAGGGGCGCGCCATGCCAGCAATTAGTAACTTTGCGCGCGGTAATGAGCTATTCGACACAATGATTTTTGTCCCTAATGTCATTGTTCCGAACGTCGGCGCCTCAAGCACCGCCACCGCTAACACGACAATTAACGGCGTACTCCCCGGCGATTTCATTTCTTGGAATTGGCAAGGCAACGTCGCCAACCTAGCAATAGAAAACTTTTGGGTTAGCGCGCCAAACGTTGTTACCTCGCAATGGAGTAACGCCACCCTCGCCGCGATTAACGCGACCCCGCCGCAGCCTTTCCTACTTGAAGTAATCCGTCCCGATGTAACCGCGACGTTCGGCCCGCCCATTACTTTTTTGCCTTCGGTTTTTCAATAGGACGTAAACAATGGAAACACGCCGCTTTGCGCCGCTCTATACGCCCGCCTCCGGTCAAACGCCGGGCAGCTTGTTACCAACCGTAACCGTTGCCGCTGGCGTCGCCGCGCTTCCATCGGCGGTATTTCCGGGAACGCTAAATAATCAATTCGTACAAATCCTAATCGCCAATCAAACTACGTCATGGGCCTACGTCAATTTCGGCGTGTTTGGTGCCGTCGTGGCGGCAACGGTTGCCGCTAGCTTGCCGGTCGCGCCCAATTCGATTCTAGTTGTATCGGTAGCGAATGAAGTTACCGGCGCTAGCGTGATACTCGCGGCGGCGGGCTCTGGTAGCGTTAGCTTTACGCGCGGCGAAGGCATCTAGCCTTGGCGCAGCAAGTCATAAGCACGGGTACGGGTCCGAATACCGGAACCGGCGACCCGGGCTTTACCGCTTTTACAAAAGTGAATGCGAACTTCACCGAACTTTACTTAGGCTCACCGCCGCCGCCCACGATTACCGGGCCGCTTACGATTGGGCCGCCCGCGAGCGGCGTAGCTCTCACCGTTAACGGTGTCGTCAATCAATCAACTGTAGTCTTTCATTCGGCTGGCGCATCGGGTGCCGCAGACTTTAGTTTTGTTGGGCCGATTGTTAACCCGCTCGCCTTATCTTTGCGAAACACCGATACCGGCGCTACTTCCGCCTCTGTTCTTTCCGTTGTGAACAGCGCGCATGCGGCAGTGCTGGAAATAACCAGCACCGGATTTGTCGGTACCGTAGTGCCGGGCGGCCCAACCGGCGAGCAATGCGTTATTGGTAACTTTGGCGCAACTCCATTAACGTTGTTTACAAACAATGCGCCATTCTTGACGGCGACTAGTGCGGGCTCCGTTTCCATTTACACGCCGACTAGCAACGCCATTGCGCTAGGCATCAACTGTGCCGCTCCCTCTGTCGCAAATGATAGGGGCGTCGCTATTGCTAATAGCGCTGGCGGCGGCGATGCGCGCTTGGGCATCCAGACAACTACGTCTGGCAACGCGCAAATAGATTTCGATACCTTCGGGTCCGCGAATTGGGTTATTGGCAACGCGCGCAGCGATGGCTCGTTTCGCATATCTACCAGTCAAACGCTAGGAAGTTTTGACCGGCTAACCATTTCTAACCCTGGCAATGTCACCATTAACGCGCCCGCGAGCGGCAACACGCTTGTATTAACGCAAACGGCTGGCGGCATAGGGATGGTAATTACGGGCGCCGGTACTGCCTCAAGTTTGATAATTACCAACACCGTAACTAATGGCACTGCCTTAAGCTCGGGCGACACAAGCGGCGGCACCAATCAAACCGTGGCACGGCTCGGACCAATAATTGTGTCCGTCGGGGAAATTATTTCGAGCGGTTATTCGGAAATTATTTCCGCTGGAAGCAACCCGTTTTACGTCGGCACCAATAGTACACAAGCGCTAGTGCTTTGCACGGTAAGCGTAGGGCGAATGTCGATTAATGGCACGGGGAACTTTAACATTTCGGCGCCGACGAGCGGCACAACAGTTACGCTTGCTTCGGCTTCCGGCGCATTGTGTATGCAAATGAATGGCAGCGGCGGCGGCGCATATACGAATGCGTCGGGATCTACTGGTAACCAAATGGCGGTGTGGGATTCTTCTAACGCCGCTGGCGGTTATCTGCAATTAACCGCTAGCAGCGTAGCAACTAATTATTTTGGCAGCGCGAAAGCACTTATAAGCGGCTCGCTTAGTGTTAATGATGCGGCAGTTCGCGCGACTGGCGGCATAATCTTAGGCGTTAACGGTGGCACTCCCGCTATAAGCCTTTCGGCGGCGGGCGCGTTTTCTTTTAGCGGCGGGATCGGTTCCACGCAAGTAACCGGGTGGGGTACGCCTACCGGCTTTAATCAAATAATTAACTTCCCCGGCGCTAGTGCAACCTTAGTGCAATGCTCGCAAGTCATCGGGCGAATTATTGCCGACTTGAAAAATTTCGGCTTCTACGCCGCATAAATGGCAGTACTGCCCTGGACTGCCGACGCCACGAATATAACGGCGGATGGTAGATACGCGCCCGGTGTTGTCCTAAATATTCCCGGGCCGCAATGGACGGCGGATGGCGGCGTGGCGCCGAACTTCACCGGACCGATGCCCGACTTTCGCGGGCTCACGTATTACCAAGCTTGCGCGGCTTGTTATTTAAATACTTGGGTTCCGTTACCGCCCGTTTACATCGCGTCCGCGCCGAGCTTGGAAGGCTACGTCATTGCGCAAGCGCCCGACGTGGGCTTAACGATTACGACTAATAGCGCGTTGACTTTCACCGTTGCGAGAAATCCTAACCCTTACTTCATCGTGCAAACGCAAGACCTAACCGTTTAAATGGCTACTACCGCCCTCGACATTATTACCGGCGCACTGCTAAACATAAATTCATATTCGCCGGGCGAAGCTTTAGACCCAAGCGATGCGCAAACCGGTTTAAACGTCTTGAATGATTTAATTGATTCACTCGCCAATGACGAGTGTTTCATGTACACGCAACTCGAAACTATTTTTCAATGGATCGGCGGACAGTTTCAATACACGGTAGGCAATCCGGTTGGCGGCACTTTCTTAGGCACTATCACGGGCGGCTCTAACGTTATTACCGGTGTCGCGCCGATTCCGGCGAACATGATTTTAGGCGGCACGCTCACCGACTTCGGCAACGTGATATCGAGCGGCACCAACATAGCGCCGTTGCCGACCACGATAACCGCCATTGGCGCCAGTACCGTCACCATGTCGGCGCCCGCGCTCGCAACCCCGGCGATTAATCCCGATACGGTTACGTATACGGTGCCGGGCAATATCGTCATAGGCAATACACCCGGCCGCCCATTGCGCTTTCGGGACGGCTTCACGCGCGCAACCGCGAGCGGCAACGCAAACCTAGACTATGCCTTCGAAATGATTTCTTTCGATAGGTACAAAGAAGAGCTACTTAAAAACGTGCAGGGGCCCTGGCCCTATGTTGCGAGCTATCAAGCAACCTTCCCTTACGGAACGTTGTACGTGTACCCGGCGCCGAGCGCGAACTACACCGCGCACATTTTCACCGACATTATTATTAACCAGTGGCCCGCGACGACTACCGCCTATAACTTGCCGCAAGGCTACGCGCGCGCGCTTAAGAAGCTGCTAGCCCTGGAATTAGCGCCGAGCTACGGCAAGACGCCCGCGCCGGGGCTCATCACGCAAGCGAAGGAAGCGAAGGATTTAATTAAGGGCACCAATGATACGCCCGTGGTAACGCTGCGCTTTGATAGCGCGATATCGCGCGCGCAGACACAAGACGCCGGATGGATCATACGCGGCGGGTTTTTATAAGCGATGTACACGGGCGCGGATTTTGGCTTCGTCGGTCAATCCTACGAAGCGCCCATGGTATTGCAAGATGCGCAGCGGCTTATTAATTGGTACGTAGAGAAGGACCCGAACCCGCAAGCTAAAGAGCAATTAGCCTTGCTCGGGTGCCCGGGGCTCTTGTCCGTGCTTAGCACCATCCCGGGACAAGTGCGCGGCCTTTGGGTGCTACCCGGCGCGCAACAAGCGCTAGTCGTCACGGGCGCCACGGTTTGGCTCATGACTATTACGGTTCCGGCAACCGCTATTAGCCTGCCGCAATTCGGCGCCGTGCAAGTCGGCACGCTCTTAACCAATTCGGGGCCGGTGTGCATTCGCGATAACGGCGTTATCACGAATGGCTTAGGCGGCTATGCCGTGATAGTCGATGGGCAATTCGGCTATTACTACTTGTTAAGCGGTGTGACCTACGTCAACACGTTTGCCGGGTCATTAACGCTTGGGTCACCGGTGATTACCTTCCCGGGCTCGCTCCCCGCTGGCTTGATTATCTCGCCCGGCGCCACGCTTACCGATACGGGCGGCGTGATACCGGGCGGCACTACGCTTGCATCGGTCGATACCATCGGCTTAACCGCAACGATGAGCGCTAATTCACTCGGCAACGCCTTTACAGACACGATAAACCTAAACGTCGCTCCCTTCGGGCAAATCACCGACCCGGGCTTTTTGGGCGCGCAACGCATCGCCTTTATTGAAGGCTGGCTCATTTTCAATAAGCCGAACACGCGCACGTTTTACACCACGGGCCCGACGCCGTATCAAGAATTATTCCCGGGGTTGTTCTTTGCGCTCAAAGATTCCAGCACCGATAACTTGGTTACGCTCTTCGAGAACAACCGCGAGCTATGGCTAATCGGCGAGCGCACTAGCGAAGTATGGTTTAACGCGGGCGGCGCTAATTTTGCTTTCCAACGGATACCGGGTATCGGTCCGCAAATCGGTTGTAGCGCGGTTAATTCCATTTCGCGTGTCGGTGCCGAGCTTTGTTGGTTGGCGCGCAATGAGCAAGGTCAAAACGTTGTCGTGATGACTTCGCAATATACCTTCGCGCGCATAAGCACGCATGCGGTTGAAACGGCGATAGCTTCTTATCCCGTGGTGAATGATGCCATTGGCTTCGGCTACGAAGAGGCGGGCCATTTGTTCTTTGTGCTTATCTTTCCCACGGCGGATGTTACTTGGTGTTTCGATGCGACGGCGGGCGTATGGCATCAACGTGCGAGCTTTCAAACTAGCACCGGGCAGTTTCACCGCTTCCGGGGTAATTGCTTTATGGATTTCGGCGACGTGCGCTTAGTCGGTGATTATCAAACCGGGCAAGTACACCGCATGTCCCGCGACTACTACAGCGACAACGGCGCGCCCTTGGTATGCGTACGGCGCACGCCGCACGTATGGAGCAAGGCAAACCGTGAACGGGTTTTCTTTTCCCAACTGCAAATAGAATTTACGCCGGGTGTCGGCTTGCAAATCGGGCAAGGTCAAAATCCGCAAGTCATGATTAGGTGGAGCGATGACGGCGGCTTTACATGGTCTAACCAGCATTGGGTAACCATCGGCGCGGCGGGACAAACTAAAAACCGCGCGATTCTAAGACAACTCGGACGCGCGCGGGATCGCGTATGGGAAGCGACGTTTAGTGACCCCGTGGCGCGCGACATTATTGGCGCGACCTTGTACGCGGAAGCGAGCTAATGGCGCAATACCGCACCGTACCGACGTATACAAGCGCATGGACGCCCGGCAATAAAAACGACTCGACTTGGTATCGATATTTCCAAGCGGCGGAATTAGGCGAGCCGCCGAGCGCGGAAATACCGCTAAAGGTTACGCCGTCGCCCTTTATTTATACGGCGCCGAAAAAAGGTTTCATGATTATTTCGGGCGGCACCGTCACGTCAATCATGATCGCTCGCACCTCGCCAATTTACTACCAAACCGGCGAAACGGTGGGCGTGTTTCCCTTAGCGCAAAACGACTTAATAAAAGTCACCTTCACCGGTACGCCGGTCATGACGTTTTTCCCGATGTAGCCATGGACGATTGGCAAACCTACGAATTGCTGCAAGACATTTGCAGCGAGCTTAAGCACTTGAATCGACAAATGGCCGACTTACTTTGTTTGCAGAAATTGCAAGGTGTACGCAATGGAATTAATACCGCGTTGGGATCAATACCCGACCCTAACATTTCGCGAACGGGTGGCATTTCTAACAACGGAATTTCTAAAGCTTCCGCAGATTGACTGCCCGGTCATGCACATTTTCGAAGACGGCTTCTACATTCGCGAAATGACGATACCGGCCGGAACACTATTTCTAGGCCGCGCGCATATTCGCGGCCACCGTTGCGAGCTTGTTTCGGGCTCGCTTATTCAAATGTTACCCGATGGCACGCGCCGCGAAGTAAGCGCGCCTTTCGCCGTGCATACAACGCCGGGGTTTCATATGGTCGTTTATGCGCTTACCGATGTACTTGGGCGCACCATTCATTCGAACCACGGCGAAGAGCGCGACACCGACTTACTAGAAGCCGGAATTTTCGAGCCGCTTAGCGAGTTACTACAACTCGGCGATGAAGTCGCACAACGGCTTTTGCCGAGCGACGTTGCAGCATGAGCGGCATTGCTAGCGCCATTGTCGCCGGGGTGGGCGCAGTCGCTACCGCTGGCGCGGCGATGTACGGCGCAGACAAACAAGCGAGCGCGGCGCAAAACGCGCAGAACATTGCGCAAAGCCAGTACCAGCAAAATAAAGCGCTAGAGGCGCCCTACAACCAAGAAGGCTTGGCGGCCATGGGGCAGCTTAATAACTTGCTTGGTATTGGCGACCCGAACGCTGGCAAGAATGCCGGGGGCGCCTTTGGTTCGCTCAATGCACCATTTACTACCGACACATTTAAAACCATGTCGCCCGCGTATCAATTCCAAATGCAGCAAGGGCAGCAAGGCGTATTGAACCAGGAAACCGGCACGGGCGCGCTATCGGGCGCGGCCTTGAAGGATCTAACTAGCTTCAATCAAAATTACGCCAACACCGCATTTAATAACGCGTTCAACCAATACCAAACGCAACAATCCAACACCTACAACCGGTTATCTAACTTGGTGAACTTGGGACAATCGGCGGCGAGCGGCACGGCGCAATCGGGCACCGCGTTGGCGGGCACCGCCGCGCAGGCGGCGCAGAATGTCGGCACCGCGCAAGCGGGTGGCGTGGTGGGCGCGGCCAATGCGTTGAGCGGCGGCGCAAGCAATGCCGCCATGTGGGCTAACTACGGCGGCGGCGGTGCGCCCAACCCGACTAACGCGGCTGGTTATGGGGATTGGTATTCGAGCTTAGCAGGGCAGCCGCAGCCGACCCCATCATTTACGTATCCCGGCGAAGGTCCATAAATGGCCGACTTAGGCGGCATCACTCCGGTAGGATTGCAAGCGCAAGCGCCCGACACATTCGGCACGCTCAACAATATTCTAGGCATTCAAGGTAAGCGCCAACAATTAGCCATCCAAGCGCAGGACCTACAGCAAAAGCAAATTGAAACGCAAACCGCGCAAGGCGCCTCCCAATTCTTTTCAAACTTTAACCCCCTCGATTACGTCGCGTCCGATGGCACCACGGATATGGACAAGGTACATGCGAGCGCCGGGTATAAAAATGCGTCGGCACTTGCGCGCCCTGCTATCGATGCAAAATTGCAAAGCATTACTAGCGGGCAGATAAAAAACAAATCCGACTTAATGACGTTGGGCAACCAAGGTTTGTCTACGATGGGTAGCGCCGTTGGGAAGCTCGCTACCGACCAAGACGTGCTAGACGGCAATGAAAAGGGCCGCACTAAAGTAGATCAAACGCTATCGGATTTAGAAACGCAATTTCCCGGCGCGAAAAATCAAATTGACGTGATGCGCGCGCACGTTAAGCAATTGCAGCTAGACAAACGTCCCGACGATTTAAAGAAATCGGTATTGCAAGCGCAATTACAGGGATTAGACGCCGCAACGCAATTGGGCTTAACTAGTCCGAAGCTTGCGACTACGGCGGCGGGCGCGGTTAATTTCCATCCGTTAACCGGTGCAATCACGCAACCGCTCGGCGCAGAGACTGGCAGCGCGATTAATCCGACGCCCACGCAAGTAGCGCAAGCGACTACGCAAGCGGTTGGCGCGGTTAAGAATGACCAAGATACATACGAAGAAATCGCCAAGGCAGGCAAAGGCGCGCCAGCAATACGCGGGCTAGCGAACCAAGTTAGTAACTTGGCGGATACCGTCGACACCGGCTATGGAACCAAGACGGCTGCCAAGTATTGGCAGGCGGCGCAAGCGGCAACGGGGGTACAAGGCGACTTAAATGATTCAAGCGTTAGACGCCAAGTATTGGGCAAATTGTCGGCGCAGCTTAAGACCCAAGCCGGTCAAAACGCGCCGAACCAAACCGTTGCGAACAACATAGACGCGGCCTTCCCTTCGCCCGATGAGATGGGAAGCGGCGCGGTAGGTGAAGCTGCGCGCTATGTCGACAGTCGCGCCGCGCTAGATCAGCAACGCCTAAACCATGCGGAAGCATTCAAGAAAACCCACAAAGGCAACGTTACGGGCATGGCGTCGACCGATTCCGCTTTCATGAGTCACGGCGGCGACCCCTACGCCGCGCGCTATAACGAAATGTCGCCGAGTGAGCAACGCTCATTTTTAGAAACGCATTACCGGGGCAAGGATGGAAAAGTAGATCGCGCGGGCGTCATGCGGCTAATGCAAAACTCTAACGCGTTGAAGCATTCTAAATCCGGCGATGATGCGGTGTTAAATGGCCCTTGACGATACCGCCAGCACTGGAAACAGTGTTGCCGATGATTTCCTAAATGAAGCGCCGCCACCGTCCGAAGACAAAAACCCGCCAGTGGATACCGGCAATGCGGCGGCGAATGATTTTATCAATACGCCAACGCCGAAAGTAAAAGAAAGCGGCGAAGAGAAACAACCGCTAACCGCCGCGCAAAAGGCGCGACTAAAGGCATTCCCAAGCGGCCCAACAATTGGTGATGAGCCGGTTAACGCATTACATGAAACGGCTAGCGGCCTTTATCATTCGGTAGTCGGTGGATATAAGGGCTTAGCTACGCTTGCAACTAGCGGCGGCGATGCCGACAAAGCCGCGCAAGCGGTACGCGATGAGCAAGCGAAAACCTACCGCGCGCCGGTTACGCCGCAAGCGGCGCCGCAACCGGGCACCGCCGCTTATGCGGTACAGCGAGAACAAGAGCGCTATTACCAAGCGCATCCCGGCGAGCGCCCAACGGCGCCAACCGTTTGGCAAGATCCTGGCGCAGCGCTCGGCGAGTTTGCCGAGCGGCACGGAGCGCGGCCCGCTTTATCTGCTATTGCAACGGCAGTGCCCACCGCCGTCGAATCTATGGTCGCGCCGGGTCGCGGCGGCCTTGCTGGCGTTGCCGAAGCCGCCGCGCCGGAAGCCGCCGCCGCAGCCGGTGGCGCACGCTCGATAGGCGCCGCCGAAGCGGCTACGCCGGGGCTTGAGAACACGCCGAAGGATTTCCAGCAAGCGCATGCCGCCGCCGCTAGTAGTGGGCCGATTAATCCCACGGTAGCGGCGCGCCATGTTCAAGCGGAATCGTTGCCGGTGCCGATTCGCTTACGTGCGGGTCAAGCAACCGGCGACGCGCAACAATTTTCCGATGAAGCGAACATGCGCGCCGACCCGGATACACAAGGCGTTTTAACCAACGACGACAAATTGCAAAATGATAAGTTAGTCGCGAATCTGGAAACCGCACGCCGCGAAGCGACGCCGGAAGTAGTTCAACGCGATAACGTCGAACACGGACAGCAAGCCGTTGACGATGTTAAAGCGATGGATAACGCGCGCATGGATGATATTAGCGCGAAGTATAAGAAGCTCGCCGACGCTAACGGCGGCAAAATGCCGATAGATGGCCGCGCGTGGGTTGATAGCGCAGATGCGCAACTAGCCGAAGAAAGCCGCGATATTTTCTTACCGGAAAATGTGCGCAAGCTTATGGATCGCGTGCGCGGTAGCGGAGAAATGACTTTCGGCCAATTTGAAAACTACCGCAGTATTTTGGCCGATGAGGGCCGCGCCGCCGAAGGTAGCGCGCGCCGGTCAATTGCCATCGTGCGCAATGCATTGGAAAATGTTCCGTTATCGGAAGGCGCCGCGAATTTGAAAGGTTTAGCGGATGACGCGCGCCAAGCCGCCGCGTCGCGCTTCGAAGATATCGAACGCAACCCGGGTTATGAAGCCGTCGTTAATGACAATGTGAAAATGGTGGGGGGGCGCCATGTAGTCGGCAAGCCTTCACCGCTCGCGGATAGTTTCATAAGCAAATATGCGAATGGCAACGGCGGCACCGCATCGCGCGCCAATGTGATAGGCCTTAAGGGCTTAATGCAAAACTATCCGACTTTCTCGGACGCTATCGAAGGCGCAACGCTAAACAATTTGCGCAAATCTGCCGGAATCAATTCGGCGGGCGATTATGGCGACTTCAAGGCGGCGAGCTACAACGCCGCGCGCGATACTATCGAACCCAAAGCGGATCTATTGCTAAAACCGGAAACTGCGAAGCTAACGCGCGATATTGGCGACGTGGCGCGCAATATAAAAACGCAACCCCCGGGCGGGTTTGTTAACCGATCTGGTACCGCGATAGTGCAGCAACGCATGGCCGCCGAACCAGTGCCGGGCATGGCGCGCCAAGTCGCGGGAAAGGTTGCGGGCATGGGCGCGGAAGCGGCAACGCAAACGGTGCTAGGCCCGGTTGTTGGCACGGGCGCGCGAGTGCTTGGTAATGTTGTTATGCGGGGTCGCGCGGCGGCGAGAGAAGCCGCCGCCGCGCAATCGATCAAAGACGCGAAATTAAAATTTGCGCAAGACGCTACGGCGCCGGGCGCGGGGCTCAATTACAAACCTTAGAATTTCCATTTTTCGCCGGGCGGCGGATCGCGCCAAGCATGGCCGATTTTGCCGAATACGGCGCCGATGCCGTAAGCAATGAGCCCACAGAAAGCACCGGCTATGGCGCTGCCAAGATCGGCGCCGCCTAAGCCCCAGATACCGAAGAAAACGATTAACGCGAACCAGTGACGTACTAGCATTTTTATTTCTCCTTAACCCATCCGTGCGCTTCCATGCAGGAACCAAAGTAAACGGGCGTCGTTTGGGTTTGCTGTAAGCACGTCCATTTATCGCGCGCGAAGTCGTCATGCGTCAATGACTCATGACCTTCGGCTGGTTCCCAAAACTTTGTAGTTGGCGCGGGTGCGGCGGCGCGCACGGGTACGGGTGCGGGCGCCGTGGGCGCCATCGTTTCGCAGCCGGTAGTTAGCAGTATCAAGGCAAAGAGAAAGACTCGCATTTAATGCACTCCATGTGATTTAAGGAAAAAAACGGCCCGATTATAGCCATTTAAGCCCATGACAACCGCCTTTCTTTCGCCAAGTGCCAAATTCGTCGCATTTGCGAACGGCGGCGCGCCCCTAGTAGGAGGGCAGCTTTTCACCTACAGCGCTGGCACGTCTACCCCGATTGCTACTTACACCGATAACACGGGCGGAACTAGCAACCCTAACCCGGTGATTTTGAATTCTCGCGGCGAAGCTAACGTGTGGATTTTGCCTAACGTCGGCTACAAATTTATTTTGGAAGATGCGGCCGGTAACATCATTTGGACAGTCGATCAGATTTTTAATTCTCAACTGCTCACGCTCTTCGGCGGCGTGGATACGGGCCTAGCCAATAACTATGTTTTGAATTTCGCCACGCCGTTTACTTCCTACGCGAATGGCGAAGTTATTTATTTCATACCGAGCTTCACCAATAGCGGCCCCTCTACGCTAAACGTTAACGGGCTCGGACCGATTCCGATTGTAAACATTAATGGCACGCCGTTAGGCGCCAACCAGATAAGCGCGGGACAGACAACGCAAGTAATGTATTACAACGGAAATTTCCAGCTTATTAGCGTTGGAAGTTTTAGCGGCGTAACGATTGGGACATTTGGACAAGAAACCCCGTTAGCGTCGGCTGCAACTACGGATCTCGGCACCGCCGCCGCGCACGTGGTGCAAATCACCGGCAACACAACCATAACTAGCTTTGGCAGTTCGGCGAACATTACCGCGCCCATCTATCACGTCCGCTTTACCGGTTCGCTAACGCTTACCTACAACGCGACGAGCCTTAACTTACCGGGCGCCGCTAGCATCATCACGCAACCGGGCGATGCACTGCTAGCGCAATACTTGGGGAACGGAAATTGGAAAGTTAATTTCTACCAAAGCGCTACGGGCAGCGTATCCACGTCCAAGGTTAAGCCCGGCGACACCACGCGCATAAGTACTTCAACCCTTACGCCGGACCCGGATTTACAAACGCCGACGCTAGCCGTGGGGCGTTACGTCTTTGAACTTTATTTGCTCTTCGATTCCGTAACTTCGGGCGCGGGTTTCAAGTTCACCAACGACGGCACGGCGGTTGATTCACGCGGCTCCGTTGCCATGGCTTCATTTGGATTTGTTAACGGCGTCGCCTTCGGCCCAAGCAATCAAGGCTTCTATAGCGGCGTCGCGTCTTTTGCCGCCGTCTCAACAACCGCCTATAGCAACCAAGCCATTTTCAAGGGCTCGCTGCTGGTTGGCACCGCTGGCACGTTTGGCGTGTCGTGGGCGCAAAACGCGCTAACCGCCAGTAACACCACGCTGCGCGCCGGTAGCTATTTGCAAATGACATTGGTTAGTACCGGCACGTCATCGACCACTATCACGCATATCTACACGACACCGGGCACTTTCGTTGAAACGGTGCCGGTTGGATACAACACGTTAACGCTCGAAGCTTGGGGCGGCTCGGGCGGCGGCGGCTTTGGCAACGGTGGCACCAATGGCGGCGGCGGCGGCGGCTCGGGTGCCTATTGCTTATCTAGCTACTCGGTAACCGGGCAAGGCGGCAACACGCTTAACTTTACCGTGGGCGCCGCTGGCGTCGCGGGTGGCACCAACGGCGGCGCGTCGAGTGCATCTAGCGGCACGATGGCAATAACCACGATGAATGGGCCGGGCGGAATCGTTGGCGGCAACGCGAGCCCTGGCGTTGGCGGCTCGGGTGGGCCGGGCGGCTCGCCCGCCACGGGTGGCAACGTGACCAATACAAACGGCAATAGCGGCGGCGCATCGGGCGGTGTTACCGGCGGCCCGGGCGGGATCGGCGTCCCCGGCATTAACGATGGAGGTTTCAACGGCGGCGCCGGTCAAGGCATAGGCGGCGTACATAACGGTAATGTCGGAATCGTTGTTTTTAGTTACTCCGTATGAGCGTACAGCTAGCACCATTGCCGGTCTTTCGCGCCGTTGCGAATGACGGCACCGCGTTGGTGGGCGGGAAGCTCTTTACTTACATTGCTGGCACCACGACACCGCAAGCGACGTATGTAGACAACACGCAAACGACAACCAACACTAACCCCATAATTTTAAATTCGCGCGGCGAAGCGAATGTTTGGCTAGTGCAAAGCCAAACTTATAAGTTGCTGCTACAAGATGCGGCAGGGAATCTCATTTGGTCGGTGGATCAAATCACCGGCAATCCTTTGCCCTTTGGCATCACGGTAACGGCGGCGGGCAATGTCACCATTGGCCCACCGGGCGGCGGCACCGCGCTAACCGTGAGCGGAACCACGGCGCTAAACGGCGCCACGGCGATTAATGGCAGTACCGTCATTAGCACGACGAGCGGCGCGCTTCCGCTGCAATTAAGTATTGTGCCGAGTGCGGGCGTTTGCCTAAGTGCGAACGGTTCAATTTACTCTAGCACCGTCACCGTGCCTAATTTCGTCATGAATTGCGTGGGCCCAAACTATGGGCAAATCGGCAACAACTTTTCGAACACGTTTTATTTAGGCTATGGGACCAATCAAGTAACAGTCGGCACCGCCGTATTGACTTGGAACAATACGGGCAACGTGGTTATTAACACACCGACGAGCGGCACGGCATTGGCAGTTAATGGCCCCCCCATCCTTGGGGTTTATGCAGCATCCATCTTTGGTGCAAATGTAGCGGGCGCGCGTGGCTTGCTTGTTTGTGGCGGCACTGGCGCCGCAGATTTTTCGTTTGTAGTTACCAATGCGGCGAATACAATAAATTTATTGGCCATGACCGGGAACGGTGCCGCGCAATTTTCCTCTAATGTTGGCGTTAATGGAGCGGTGCCGCCAGCGCAAGTTACTGGCTTTGGTACCCCGACTGGCGCCGCTGTAATTGCCAACTATCCCGGCGCAAGCGCTACGCTAGTACAAACTAGTAACACGGTTGCGGAAATTCTCTTGATTTTAAAAGGCTTCGGCCTAATAGGTACTTAAAAATGCAATTCGATTTTACCGACCAAGAAATGAATACGATTCTAGCGGGCTTGTCCGAGCTACCCGTGAAGCAATCCCTAACGCTCATCAATCAAATTATGGCGCGCTACCAAAAACCGGTAACGCTCGGTAATGGCGCCGTCATGGAGCAACCGAAAAATGACGCTAATCAAATCGCTAATTAAAGATTTTCTCGCGTGGTGCGCCGTAGCTTTGGGCGCACTAAGCGCTATCGCGCCTCATTGGTCGGGGTTAATGACTTTTCTAAAGCTCGATGGCAAGACAACGGCATACGAAGGCGTAGCCGTTGCTCTTATCTTGCTCATTGTTCGCGCTTTCACTCTATCGAAACAACTACCGCCGCCTAAAATCTAGCGGTTGCCCCAGTCGGGCGATACATAGTCGGGGTGTATCTTCTGGTAGATTTCCTCCCGGTGTACTTCAAGATTTTTCGGGGCCGCAATGCCGACCCGCACTTGACTACCTCTCACGTCAAGAATCGTTACCGTTACTGTGTCGCCGATCATTAGCGACTCGCCGACCCGCCTTGTGAGAATCAACATTTAGCGCCCCCCTGGCTTCAAGACTATTCCCCTGTAAGTGTACGCAAGGCCTGTAAGACTAATAGATGCATTTCGTTGAATTCTTTAATCACTCCGTTTTGTAAATCCGCATAGGCCGCCGCTTTCGCATGCTTCAAGAGTGCCACCGCATCGCGCATGCGCGTGGATAACACCGCCGTATTTTCTTCTATGTGCTTCTTACTATCCCCGTAACTAATGCCGACGCGCGCCCCGCCAATATTCTTTGTCCTTCCCTTGTTAGCTAGGCCGCCTTTGCGTCCCGCGCTTACACGGTTTTCGTGTGCTTTCTTCGCATCGCTGCGCCAATTGTAAATATTGGAAATATCAATTCCCAAACTCTTTGCGATATCGATGGGTTTTTCACCCGCCTTTATTCGCTTCAATGCTTGTGCTTTGTACAGCGCCGTTTTGTTGACTTTCGTATCTTTCATGGGTTTCCTTGCCGTCTTTTTTTCCATCACTTGAATCGCGTTTTCTTCTATCGCCGCCCGCGCAGCATTGCGCCGCTTGTACTCTTCGGCGTAATTTCGCCCGCTCTTGTGCTTCGCCGGGGCGCGGGTTTTATGGTAGGGCTCGCGGCCTTCGCCGATCATTCGGCGCCACGATGAAAGAATGCTAGGCCTTACGTCTAGCTCGCGGCCCAAGTCGGCGCTATTAATTTCGCCCGCCATCATCCGGCGCACGGCTTCGGCTTTGAAGGCTTCCGAGTAAACCTTTTTACCAGATGGCGCGGTAATAAAGCCCGTTTCCGGCTTCTCTACCTCCATGCCCTTACCGCGTACCCATTGCCTAACGTGCGTCGGGTGCACGCCCAATTCATCGCCCACCGTGCGCGCGGTTTCCCCGCCCTTGATTCGCTCAATGACCTTTAGCTTAAAGGCATGTGTATACGCCCGCTTACCGGCTGGCGTTAGCGTCACGCCTTCGGGTAGTGGTGTTGGGACGTTTGCGGCCATAAGCAACCCTCATAGTTTTTTCGCGTTTATCTTTCCTAAATGACGCTAAGTCTTGGTCGGTTTTCCGGTCTTCCACGTTGGTCATGCGGTACAGACTTTTTTCCCTTTTGTAGCGCGCTTCGATTAGCTCGGCGGGCGTCTTCTTATCCCAGTAGTACATTGATTGGCGGCATTTCTGGCAGTACTTTTTGCGGCCATGAATGGGCAAAATTTCCGGGCAGCGGAACGTCGGGCATTTCATCCTTAAACCCCTTTAATGTGTGTATACACACAGCGAGCTTAACTCCCTGCCCTTCGTGCTGCCAAGCTTCTATTGTGAAACATGATGCGAGCGAATTACAACGAATGCTCTAAACACTGTACCAAGCACTGTTACCCGCCGTATACAATGCTCTAAGATTCAATGACTTAGCGGGGTGGGTTGTTTATTGAACAGCGATTCTATACAATAAAAACATGTACTTAGGCGAATTTAAAAGTGTTACCCGTAATTTAAAAACACTTAAAAACATGATGAATGGAATTGACGCATCATGTTTTCAAAATTCGACTGTTACCCGGTGTTACCCGCTCTTTACCAAGATTTTTTTAGTGTTACTTTCAACCTTCGATTCACAAGGAGTGCTTTAAGATGGCTACATACATTAAGAGAAACGGGCGCGTGCGCGCCGTGGTCCGCATCGGGGACAAAACCGAAACCAAAACCTATGACACCTTGGCGCAAGCGCAAGCATGGGCAAACCCGCGAGAAACCGCGCTACGCAAGCGGGTCGTATTGACGGCGGGCAGCTTCGGCGAATTGCTGCTAAAAATCATGCCGAAAGCGGCGGAATCGGCCCAAGTCATGTTGCGCTATTTCGCCAAGCTCTATGCCGCGCAGCAAATCAAAGAAATGGATAGCGAATGGTGGATCGCTCAAGTAACCGGATGGGAACCAATTAAGAATCGCGGGCTATCTGCCTCTTCCCGTATGAGCTATTACATGGTTCTGCGCGGCGCGATGAAAAGGGCATCTTTCGCGGACCGAACTTTAAAGTTAGATTTCGCGGGCATGGATGAAGCCTATGAATATCTAATGGATAACGATGCAATCGGGTCTAGCGAGCGCCGCAAGCGGCGGTTAACCGATGCGGAACTTGCGGCAATCAAGCTTGCCAACCCGCCGACATGCGAAATTCCGCTTAATGATTTAATCGACTTCGCTTTGCTTACCGGCATGCGCCGCAGCGAAATCTTGCGCATCACTTGGGCCGATATTAACGGCGCCGCCAAGCGGCCCATGGTTTGGCTTTACAACTGCAAAGACCCGAAAAAGAAACAAGGCAATGACTACAATGTGCCGCTCTTAAACGGCGCGCTAGAAATATTGCGCCGCCAACCGAAAATCTTTGCGCCCTTGGGCCATGGACCGCGCGACGCGCGGCGCAAAGCGTTAATGGATGCGGGTGTTATTTTCCCGTGGGCGGGCGTCACCGTTAGCAATCGCTTTCGGGCAGCCGCCAAGATGGCAGGCGTTAAAAATGCCCGCTTTCATGACTTGCGCCATGAAGCGCTAACGCGGCTATCCAATTCGGGCTATCGGTTGGAGCAAGTGCAATTGGTTTCTCGCCATAAGCAAGTGACTACGCTCATGCGCTATTTACACTTGGAACCGGAAAGCTTGCACGATGGCCCCGACGTAGCCCGCCGCCGCGCCTTCGGTTAAGGGTGGATCGAAGCGGCGGCGCTCTTCTTGCGCCGCCCGCTTCGCCCCTTGCGCCCATCTTCGCGCGGCGGCTCTTGTAGTTTCTTTAAACCCCGCTCGCGTTGTTCCCTGAAATAATTCTGCATTACATCCTTGTCCACCACGATATAGCGCCCAAGCCGGTACGTCATGACCGGGAAGCGCTCTTGTAGTACTGCGTTGCGCGCGCTGTTATACGTCATGCCGAACATGTCGCACGCAATACTCAACGGTAGCCACGGGTAAACATCATAATTCGGCGGGTCATGCTTTTTACGCGGCGCGTATTTGCGTTTGTTCATTGCTAATAAATCCTAATCTTTTGTTCATCGGCGGGCGTTACGCTTACAACCTGGCGGGTTGCCGTATTGTTGCCGCGCCGGTACCAGTTCCAACCCTTAATGATCATGCGCACGCGGATCGCTTGCGGGTATTTGGCGACCTTTTCGGAATCCTTCATGAATGCCGCGCGCAAGATATATTCCCCATCGGACCGGGTTAAGCCTTCCCCGGTGTAAAAGCGGCGCATAAAGTTTTCGGCTTGCTCATGGTTTTTGCGTTGGAACATTTCATAAAGCGCGGTGCCGGGCCCAAGGGATAGCGGGCGCGCTTCGGTTGGATAGCTTGCCAAGGTTTCGGCACATTGCAGTAGCGACCTATGATGATTCACATATTCGATTACATCGGTATTCGATAATTTTTCGGCGTAGTGGATTTGCCCGCGCTCTAAGCGGTTGCACCATTGCACCGCTGTAGCGGCGGCTTTAACTATGTAGTTCGGAACGTCTTTGAAGTACAAGCAAAGCGCATCGGCGCCCGTGCGCACCGCGCCCGTGTCGATAGTCTTAAAGGCATCGGGCGTGATGCCATAAACAACCATCGATTTAATCGGCTTGCCCGCCTCAATGATGGCAAACAAGCGGTGTTGCCCGTCCAAGATTTGCTCATCATCGGCAATGACGATGGCTTGCCCGTTAATCTGCCAATTGCCGTTAGTGATTTCGCTTGCTAAAAATTCTATATGCCGCTTGCGCAACGGGCGGTTATTTTTATTGCAGCGAAGCCACGCCGTCGCATCGCTCGGCGTAATGGTCATGACTTCGGCCACGATATTTTGATCGGTGCCGTAGATTTTCGCCGGGTTTGGGAATTTTATAATTTTGGGATTCGCCGACCCATTTATTTTGGTAGCCATTAAAAGGGGATCTCGTCATCAAAATCGAGCGGCGGCGTTACGCTTTCTTGCGGGCGCGACGCGCGGACGCCTTTCACCCTAAAGCGCACGTTAGAAAAAAGGTCGGGGTATTGGGATTTGGCTAGCCAAACATCCATCCAATATTCAACGTGATTTATTTCGCAAGTACCGGTGTAGTCGGCGCGCGTTGGGATGCCTTTTTTATCGTTCACGAACAACACGCCGCGCATGTTGTTATCCCATTCTTTGTTAGCCATAGGCACCGTCCATAATTAAGCAGTAGTGCGTTTCTACTTCGGCGAGAAACTTTTTTGCTTCCGCTTCGTACTCATCCAGGCGGGCGTTGAACGCTTCAACGCGCACGCGCAAGAGTTGCTTGTGCGGCGGCATTCTGTCGTCAAAGCTAATCAAGTCACAAAACGCGGCGCCGCTAATCCATAAGTTGTGCCGCACTTGCGCGTCATACTCGGTGCTAAGCGCGGCGGGGTCCGCAAGGTAGGTTAGGTGGGTTGCCATCTTCGGGCACTTCAATTCAACGATGCCGGAAAAATCCCCGATATCGCCATCAAGCGAGCAACCCGCCATGATTTCGTTATGCTGCAAAAAGCCGGTCTTCCGCACTAGCTCGCCGGTTTGCGCTTCGTACGCCGCGAAGGCTTGCGGCTCAATCACCACGCCCCGCTCCATGTCGCGGGTAAAGAATAGATTTTCTTGCGCTTCCCCGGCGATGCGCTCGGACACCAACTGTAAGCGGTAGTCGCGGCGCATAACCGATTCTTTGCCCGCGCGCCCGGTGGCTAGAATCGTATGCGCCATTGACCCCGTGAGCCGCCCGGCGCGCGCTATGCGCCATTGCGGCGATTGTTGCGGGAAGTCGATAACGGTAAAGTTTTTCATTTCTTCGCCGCTTCGGCCTTCAAGGCCGCCCATTTGTCGGTGTAATTAAGCGAAATGTTTTTGCGCGTCTCATCGGTAAGCGAGCGCCACGCCGCGCGCAGCGCTTCGCTATTCTCTTTCGCCGCATCCTGTAGCACCGTCCACGCATCGGGCGGCACGTCGGGAAGCTCGGGGGGCGCCGCCTTGCCGTCGTGGTCGGGGAGGTCTTCGCTAGTCATGCCGGTTACGGATAGCAACGTATAGCGCTGTAGGTAGGTGATGGCGCTTGCTATCGCCTGTATCGCGTTTTTGCCGCCCGACTCATCGGCGCGCCCGCTCATATGCGCCCGCTCGCTATGGCCGCCGATATGCGTTAGGACGCAAGTAACGGTAATGATTCCGGTATCGGCGTTTTGGTCGT